CAAGCTGCGATTGAGGCAAGCAAGGATAGTTGGAAAGATGAGCTTTGGACGATTGTGTTTGTGCTTATCCTTGCTGCTAATTTTATTCCGTCTTTACAGGATACCATGGCAAGAGGATTTGCAAATCTTGAGACGACACCCCTCTGGGTACAGTGGGGAATGTATGCGTCGATTGCCGCATCCTTTGGCATAAGAACGATGCGCGGATTAGGGAGTAAGAAATGAGCTTTAAGTTAGGTAAACGCAGCCTGTCACGCCTAGAGGGCGTTGACGAGCGTCTGGTTGCGGTTGTTAAGTATGCTATTGGCATCTCTAAGGTGGACTTCACTGTGCTAGAGGGTCTGCGCAGTGTTGAGCGTCAGCGTGAGCTTGTGAAGAGAGGCAACAGTCAGACCATGAAGTCGAAACACATTGACGGTCTAGCTGTGGACTTAGGTGCATACGACAGCGTGACTGGCATTCGCTGGGAGGAAAGCGCGTATTTCCCTATTGCGGATGCGATGCAGCAGGCGGCAAAAGTGTGTGACGTTTCGCTGTGCTGGGGTGCTGCATGGGCTGTGCCAGATCACAAATACCCGTATGACTGCAGACTATGGCAGACAGATATGAAAGAGTGCTGGGAAGCCTATCACGCCCTACGTCGATCACAGAACAGGGTTGGCTTCAACGACATGCCTCACTTTGAACTTATTGTTTAGTGCAGCGTTTCTGCATCGCCTGTTTCATTTGACAGCAAAGCAAGTACAACAATGATTGCAGCCATGACTTCCTCTGGCTGCGATCCTAGCTCTACACGCTCATCCATGTAGTCGAAAAGCGCATCCACCTCTTCGCTTGTGCTTTCAATGTCGTCATCCATCTCAATCTTCACGAAAGTCTGCATGGTTGCGCTCCTTTACTGGCTAATGCCAGTCTACAAGGTTTGGCGCGGATTAGCTAATGTCCATTGCGTCCGATCCGCGCTGGATCATGTCTTTGTGCAAGTCAATAAGCGCGTTCTTTGTCATAATGTAGGCACGCACAACTGCCTCCATCTCTTTATCGCCGCGCATCCACCTATCCTGTGGTAAACCGCGCTCTGCGCGTTGCACTACGCGTTCCGCAATCAATATGCTTTCGTCTAGCTCACTCATCCTTTTCACCCTCTTTTTCCATCCAGTGGTAAATTCTGTGGCAGTTTGCACATAACGGTATGCATTTTTCAATCTCTGCCCACATTCTCTTATAGCTACCGCTTTTTAGGTAGTCGCTAACTTTCTTCTCGCCTGTCGTTTCAGTGTGGTGGAAGTCTATTATAGCAGGATGCTGCGCACCGCAAAAGTGACACGATAGGGTTGCCTTGTATTCTCGAAACTCTTGACGCCTTTCTCGCTTTCGCTTTCGGACGCGCTCAAGCGTTAGTTCTCGGTTGCGCTGATACCAATCAGCACCGTACTTTTTATTATGCTCCCTGCGCTTTTCCCTGTCTTTATAGGGCAAAGCAACATCCTCAGTTGGCTACTGCCTTGATCTATAACATATTTTTGTAACATCTTAAAGTTCCTTGGGGCGCAACTTTGGTCTGATGGATTTAGATATGTAGGGCGTTGGCCTGCAATACATATCCACGTCACCATCGGCAAACATGTACTCTGACATATCCTCATTGTCGCGGATGAACACCTGACACGCCTCATAGCTGGGCAGTAGGATATACGTCTGTATATCCATATTTCGCACAGTATATTCTATGTAGAAAGCTGTAAAAAATTCCATTGCCCTCACTCCCTGTTTTGATAAATTGCGCTGGTGGGCGGTATTCTGTAACGTCACGACATGTTTTTGTTGGTCGTATCAGACCCGCTATAGCCCGACACATAGCACCGCCCACACGATTACTTTTTCACTTTATCGTAGTAATGCTCTAGCAGAACCTCGCGCAAAAACTCTGCAACTGTTTCATAATCACGCGCCTCTGCCTTGGCCCACTGACGTATTTCCACATCTACGTTTGCGAATACATCGCTGACGTTGCCCAAGCGCATCTTGGGGAAGGGATTGCGCAGCGTGTTAGTCTCGCCCATCAAACCCTCTGCACGCAAAAGCATCGCATGATAGCTGTACGTTGAGCGCGATATTTGCGTTGCCATAAGTATCTGGCGCGGCGTGTAGCCTTTCCTGTAATACTCCAATATGGCTTCACGAATTTTCTTTGCCTTTGCGTCACGCTCTGACGCGGTCATTCCTGTCTTTCCTGTCATCTCTTCAATGGCTCCCAATATGTTCTGCGGACGTGACCGACGTTCTGCCGCGTCACTCCAGTTTCTTTAGCGATTGTTGCAGGTTTGTGGCCCTCTTCTATCATAAGCATAACCCGCAAGATACTTTCCTTTTCAGGCAACCTTTCCTTACCTTGCTTTAGCAGCTTCGATACTGTGCTGCGGTCTGACTTTATCTTCTCTGATATCTCTATCAAAGTTTTATCCTGCAGCCACAATAGCTTCGCAGTAATCATACGCTTGAGCGCATTCTTCTTTCCGTTCTCACTCTCCTCTTGTGCATAAGATGGCTGATGTGACCCCCACTTGCGGGTCATAGCTAAGCAGTCCGCACGGGCTTGTTCGCGCATTGCCTCGACTAATTCGTCTGTCTCTTTTGTCTGCATCATACTGGCGCACCCGTTACATCCTCACGCTCTTCTTTTAGTTTATCCAAGACGTGCTTCATTCTGGATTGTATCGCATCAATATGCGTCAACGCGGCTATCGGGTTCGCTCTGGCTGCTTTGCAGTCTTTTATTGTGAGTTCGATATACTTTGCGATTTGATTGTCTGTCACTGTTGCGTCCTTTCTTTACAAACTTATCAATCCAACATGGGCTACATAGATGCAGCCAATCGTCATGTACAACGACTGCATCCTGACCACACTCTCTGCATGGTTTCTTATTCATCATCTTCTCCATAAACATCTGTTTGTATCTCACCGTCACCTTGGCATAGCTCACATACCTCATCATACGCTTCCAAGTCTGGCGGCGTGTCTCTGTCGACCCAAGGTGCAACGCGCTCACGCTCTATGTAACCTTTGCCATTGCATTCGGGACATGCCATGTAGCTGATCATGAATTTGCACTCTTGGCCTGATCGGCAAGACAATCAACCAACGTATGAAGTAGAAAAAAATTATCCTGAATGTCTATTGCTTTTGCTTTTAGGCGTTCATAAGACTGCATGGCTTGAGCGTCGTTATTATCATACGCATAGCTGAATGCCTTAGCTGCTTCATTATCAAGCATCATCCAGCCTGCATCATCTTCATGATTTAAATGCTTTTTTAGCTGGATAACAATTTCATCTATCTTATCGGATGTCATCAAAACGGCGGCTCCTTTTCTGTTTCGCTGGGATGCCAGATGACCGACACCCCATGCATTTGCTTGATGTACTCAGCGAGTATGCTCGACCACATTGCGATTAGCATCCATTAGGTCGATTGATTGGCAAATCTCTTCTACCCATGAAAGCGGAACAGGGTTGCCCTTCTCTATAGTAGAACGGACTGTCTCGGCTCTACTGTATGCCTGATAGTAGGCGTCTAAATATGGATTGTGTTTTTTCACTTGTATCCTCCTTAATATTTTGTCAATTTCCCGTTGACACCTTATTGATATCTAGTTAAAAGAGGGTTGTCAATAACTTTGTGAGGTAAAAAATGACGAATATTACTAAACCGTGCATGTTGCACCTCAGCGTAGGTGTCGATGAAAAAATTGAGAAGCTGCGATTTGAAGATGTTTACAGACCACAGGGTCGCAAGGCACCAACACGCAGCGACTTTGTAGAGGACGCGATCAACTTCTATGCGAAACATTTGGAAGCGCAGCTAGATGGTCAACGGGCGTAACAAAGGCGCAAGTTTTGAACGCAGCATAGCGAACATGTTGTTTGCTGATCTGGGGTTAAACGCAAAGCGCGATATTGAGCAGTACAGAGCCGCAGACCATGGCGACATCATAACGGACGATGAAACTTGGCCTTACGTTATCGAATGCAAAAGATACGGTGGTAAGCATCACACGTTTCGCCCTGAGTGGTGGGTGCAAGTCGAAAAGGCAGCGCAGGCCGCAGGTAAAGAGCCAGTGCTTGTCTACAAATACGACAGACAGCCAATCACAGTGGTCATGCGGTTGGAATATCTGATGGGCGATGGTGCGCATCACGATGAGAAAGTACGGATGGACTGGGATGCGTTCACGTACATAGCAAGGGAGAATTGGAATGACACTAAAGAAAGAGACAACGCTTCTTAATAGCTTCAACGAGTTTAATGAGAAGAACCCAGAGGTATATGCGCTATTCAAGCGTTTTACCTTCCAAGCAATTAGCAATGGTCACAAGCGGCTATCTGCATGGATGATCGCAAACCGCATTCGCTGGGAAACTCAGATCGAAACAGTGAACGACGACTACAAGATCAGTAACGATTACATCGCTTTGTATTCACGTAAGTTTATGAAGGATTACCCGCAATATGATGGGTTTTTCCAGACTAAGGAGATGAAGCGGCTATGATTAGGTGCGTATCAGACAAGGACATAAAGGCAACGCCTTATGTAAAGGTGGAATTTCACGATAACCCAGATCAATATTCAAAGATCGCGTTCCACTTCTATCAAAATGGAAGGCATATCTTAGAGGTGAGTGGAGCGCATGCTAGAGAGATGCTGATTGGCTTTTTAGATGGCGCAACAAAAAGACATTTGAGGGCATTTAAAGATGGCATTGAGGAATGCCTTGAGGAAGATCGAAGATGACACACATTGATTACGAAATGCCTGACTACATGTATCACGACAAAGAGATACACCCGCACATATCCAGCAGTGACGTAAAGACTGTCTTGAGCAAATCCCTACTACACTGGGTAGGTCAAGAGCGCAAAGAGACTATTGCCTTTGACATTGGTAAGGCAGTTCACGCGCTGATCCTAGAGCCTGAAAAGGATTTGGTTGTGCGCGGCCCAGAAGATCGTCGGGGCAGCAAATGGAAGGATGCCAAAGCGAAAGCTGAGAAGGAAGGTAAGGTTATCCTTACCGAAAAAGATTATGACATGTGCATGGCTATGGCTACAAACGCATTCATGCATTGTGATCTGTTAAAGAAAACAGTCTATTCGCCTAGCTTCGTCGCAGAGGCAAGCATATTCACAAAGTGTCAGGAAACAGGTGTTGATATTAAAATACGCCCAGATGGCCTGATCGTACCGCAAAAGAAAACGGATGAGCCGTACATCATTGATGTAAAGACAACCACAGATGCAAGCCCAGAGGGATTTCAGCGAGAAATTCACAGGCTTAACTACGACGTACAAATTGCGTTCTACCTGCACGGAATGGCGCAAGCTGGATTGCCATGCCGCACTATGTATTTGATTGCGGTAGAAAAAACCGCGCCGTATGTCACAACAGTACATGAGCTAAGCGAGTTCCATCTTGCCCACGCTCACAAGCGCATGCTTGCCACATTGAAAAAAATTGGCGATGCTGTGCGCACGAAGGAATTTACGACAGATTGGCCTGACGTAAATATAGTCCATCTGCCCGCGTGGATGGATGATGAAGATGCATTTTAAAACAAGGAGACAAGCTCATGAAAATGCTACCAAAAAACCACATTCTTTTTGAGGGCTACGAAGCGCAGTGGCCCAAGCTGGACAAGCCATATGTCTTTGACGATGGTTGGCAAAGCGCAAATGCCAAAGATGATGGTGCGGCTTACCTGCTAGAATGGAAAATCTCAGAGGAAGAGAAAGAAGAATTAGAGCAGGTCTGCGATAAGATATATGCGGAAGCCGCTGCCGCTGCAAAAGAACAGGGAAAGAAATGGAAAGCAAAACCCATGTATTACCCTTGGCGCGAAATTGAGGACGGAGACAAGCTAGTCTACAACGGCAAGTCTAAAAATAAAGCTGCCTACGGTGACGATCTAACCAAACCACCAGCGCAAAAAGATGCACAAGGCAACATCCTACCGCGTGACTTTCAGCTTACAACTGGCAGCAAAATAAACATCTACGGCTTCCTAAAGCCTTACTCTTTCGGAACATCAAGTGGCGTACAAATCAGACTAAAAGCCATTCAGGTGCTAGAGCTTGCGCCACCAATGGAACGTGCAAGCGATGATCCTTTCAGCGCAACTGATGGATTTACTGCAGACAAGCAAGAGGATGACCCCTTTGGCTTGCCGCCAGTGGAAAAAGCACCACCCGCACAAAACGTGCTAGAGGATGAAATTCCGTTCTAAGCAAAAAAAGCCCCACGTGGGAGTGCGTGGGGCTAGTTCATCATCGTCGAGACAAGAATGATAAAAACAAACATTCGAGAGGAGCATTTGTAAGGTTATGATAGGGCAAGATGTAGGCAAAATCAAGTACCCAGACCCAACATATAGCGTGTACGCACCGCAAATCATAAGCGCGTTACAGCTTAAGAAAGTTGGGGCCAAGGAACACCATGGGCCATGCCCTAATTGCGGTGGGGTTGATCGGTTTTGGATCAGCGAATACCAAGGGGACGTTAAGGTCAATTGTCGGCAATGCGGGGATTGGAAAGAAATAATCCAGATATTGCGTGATCGCGGCCTTTACCCAGACAAGGAATACGTGAGGGACGCAATGGATAATGTAGTTAAACTTCCCGAAACGCCAGAAGTGCATCCGTACCTGACCCGCAAACGCATCAAACAACATGGCGCAATTGTGGACGAAGGCGATCTACATATCCGCATCATAAACAACAAAGGCAAAGTTGTAGGCACGCAGTTCATAGACGAAAGCGGCAAGAAAAAATTTAACTATGGGCTTGACTATAAGGGGTGCTTTCACGTCGTGGGCGGTCCCATACAAGACAAATGCTATATTGCCGAAGGGTTTGCCACTGCAGCAAGCGTTTTTGAGGCCACAGGGACGCCATGTGTCCACGCATTGAACGCCAGTAATATAACAAATGTTATAACGGCGTTAAAAGAGGTAAAACCAGAAACGCGCTTTATCGTTGCGGGTGACAACGATCCAGCAGGGATTAAAGCGTGCGAACAAGCATTCAAGGATCATGGCGTAGAATGCGTCTTACCTGACAGCGAAGGTTTAGATTGGAATGACGTTTACATAGCCAGAGGCGCAGAGGATACGCGCAAGAAACTTGAACCGCGCAACGTGCTGGACGAAGTTATCTTTCCAAGTGATGCAAAGGCTAGATTAGATTGTACCTACATCATCAAGGGATGGATCGCGGAAAACTCAATCTCTGTTGTGTATGGCCCGTCAAACGTGGGCAAGTCATTTTTCTGCATGAGCCTAGCTTATCACATTGCTGCGGGCGAAGAATGGGTGGGCAGCAAAGTCAAACGCGGATCAGTCCTATATCTAGCCACAGAGGGCGGCAGGGCATTCGAGAACCGACTATTCGCGCTGCACAAGAAACACGGGTTCAACGATGTATCGCTTGCGGTCAGACCATCGCCCATCAACTTATATGACGCGGACGAAGATATCGCCAAGGTGGAAGCTATCATGGCAGAAATTGGGAAACGCATGGAACCTGTCACGGTTTTGGTGATCGACACACTGGCACGCGCCACAGCGGGACAGATGGACGAAAACAATAACTCCGAGATGTCAAAGCTAATCGCGGGGCTGGACGCCATACGGGAGCGCACAGGGGTTCACATTATGCTTGTTCACCATTCTGGAAAGGATACTTCCAAGGGGGCGCGTGGCGCGTCTTCGTTGCGTGCGGCGTGTGATACAGAGATTGAACTATCATTCGACGAAGAAACGCGCGTTCGCACCGCAAGAGCAACAAAGCAACGCGACATGGAAACGGGCGCAGAGATCAACTTTATTCTGCAGATTGTTGAACTAGGCGAAGACACAGACGGCGATCAGGTCACGACTTGTATCATACGTGAAGCCACACGCGAAGAGATGGAAGAGGTACACAATGATGCGCGGCCACAGGGGCAGAACCAAAAGCTATTCCGCAAGTGTTTCACACAATTACGCGGGGAGCGCGTGGGCGCACCTAATCCAGCTGGGGCGGGCTTCCCTGAGGCGCGGAAATACTGGTGCATTGATAAGGATGATATTGAGGCGCATTTTGTCGGCAAAGTCACAACTAAAAATCCGCAACAAACATTCACGCAAACTTTGGCTAAGTTGATCGAAAAAGGCTATTGCGAGATGAACGAAGGCAAAATCTGGATTGCTGCGAAGGAAGGCAAGGTTTCGGATGGGGAAGCGGATGCACCATTTTAGGGAATGCTGCAAAAACAAAGGGTTATGGGGGATAATCGTGAAAAGCCGTGAAAAACAGTGATAAAACATACAAGCCCGATCACAATCACGGTTTCACGGTTTTATATATAAAATAAAACCGTGAATAACGTGATCACCGTGAAAGCGTGGGGAAGGATTTAGATTTGCAGAAAAGAGAATTTCCCAAATGGTTGCGGACAAGAATAGCTGAAGGAACGGCGCGGGTCTATCCGCATGGCACTTTTAAAGCGCGGCGTGGTGTAACGCTGGCAGATAAGCTGCAGAGCGTGACAACATTAGAGGAATTGGAAGGTTTCGCCAATCGTCGCAAATATGGTGCGCAGGTGGAGCCATGGACAGACGAAGAGCGAAAGGAAATACTATGGCGAAAGACAGAGCTGACGAACAAGCGCAAGCGCCGCTAAGGTGGAGCGTTTACGATGACGGGTTGCGCATCTGGACAAGCGAACGCGGGGAGTATGTCGGAACGATACCCACCCGCGAATTGAAATACATTTTGCGCGACATGGCGCGGCGATTGGCGGAACTGGATTAGCTGTTCACAAAATCATATTCGGCTTTGACTTCGATTGAGATAATCCCGTCGCAATGCGTGGAGTATGCGTCATACAGCGCGTTCACCACTTTTGAGATATTCAGAAAGAAATCTGCAGATAAATCCTCTTGGCCATACATGTCGCCGCATAAAGGGACGATTGCGATCAAGTTTTTCTGCGGGTCTTTCCCTTCAATGTGGGTTGTCTCATAAACGCGGATTTCCGCGGGCCAATGTTGATCATCTGCTAATTTTTCGATGTAGTTTGTCATTGTCTCGCTTCCTTATGTTGTCAGCACGATATGTGCGCAGGTGATTAGCGTCAGAAACACGGCCCATGTTGCGCATAGTTTTTCGGCGGTGTTCATGTTGCGGAATATTTGGATGTAGGTTTTCATTATGCTGCGTCCTCTAATTCGTCCTGCAGTTCGCAAAGCGCGTCCTGCGCGGCCACTAGCAACGTAGCGAACGCAATGCGGCACGCGATATTTCCGAAGCTGTCACCCTCTTGTGATATGCCGCCGCAATCCTCTAACCATTCTTCACCTGCGCTTGTGTCGTTAGTTGCGCAGAAATCAATCGCTTTGCCGTAATAAATGCTTATCTCGTGTCCGTCACATGTTTCGTGGATGTAATCGTATGCAGTGTCAAAACATCCATCTGCGTTTTCCATTGCTTCTTTTGCTATGCTCATTGCTTCTTCATATAGGTTCATTGTCTCATTCCTTTTTGTTGTGTTGTGGTATCACTATGAAAGCAAAGTGATACCTTGTCTATTGTTACGTGGCGTCACTTTGCTAATTTCCAGAAAACATCAAACACGCGGTCAACGTTGTTTGACTTTGCACCGCTTGTGAATTGCTGGCGCGTGATGCTGCGGCCTGTCTTTGTGTCGCGCAATGTCACTTGCTTAACGTTGCCGGTGCTTTTCTCTGTTAAGATTGCCGCGCCGTTATAAAACTCAATTCCGTAGTTCACGTTTTCAAAGTCGTACATGGTCTTTCCTTTCCTATGTTTAACCCATGCAAAGGGCGCACACTTTGGTGCGCCTAATGGATGCGGTTAATCAGCAACTATTGTGACGCTATCAATGCCGCGCTTGATGTAATCCGCAAACGCGCTGCATGCCTCATGCAGTGTTGTGAAGCTAGCAAAGTGCGCGCCATTGTTCTTGTCTACGATGCTATACATTATGTATCCTTTCCTTTTTGGGGTGGTGTGGGGCTTATGCGCCCCAAGCAACCATGCATTCATGAATATAAAGCGCGGGCATTTTCCACTCTATTAAGTGATCGTAAAACTCCTTATTAGTGAAGCCCATTGCCTTAACCTCTGCGGCGTATTCTGCGGGTGTCTTGTAAACATTCGTCATTTTGAATTTGCCCTTGTTTCTTTGCTTGTGATACTAATATGATATTTAAAAGGTATCTGGTCAATGCATAAAAGCCAAAGTGACGTAACGTCACAAAACCAGCGCAACACACAGTGAATGATCAAGTCGCATACGGGCGCGCGCGAATAATCCAAAAGCAAAGCAAATGCAATACACTTATAAGGCGAGCGAATTACCCACGAAAAACGCTAATTTAACATAATCCCCATTATGCGTGCTACCTGTGGTTGAGCTAAGTATTATGTTAAATTCTGCTATTGGAATGTGTTGAGACCCCCCCCGCCTTGCCCCACCCCCACCCCCTATTATTATAATACATTCCCACACAGAAAAATTTGTGTTATAAAAATCGCAGGGGTGCTGCCTCGTAATCGCGCTTTCCCTCCCTGTGCGCAATTCCCGTATCCTTCCTGCAGCACCCCCTCCCCACCCCGTATTGCTTTTACGCAGTATCATGTTAAAATTTCCGCAAAATCGGAGAAGGATTTAGTATGGCTGGTAGGTCATTGCAGAAGAAACGTTTAGCTGAAATTAAGCAAATGGGTGGCGCTGAATTTTTGCGGGAGTGGATACTTGAGGGCAATTCTATTCGCAGCCTAGCGAAGCAGATGGATATGCACAGCGGAACCCTGCGCAACCTTATTTTGTCTGACGCAGAGCTTACGGCTGCTGTGGATAGCGCTAGGATGCACGCTGCAGATGCGCATTTTGAGGCGACTTTTGAGTTGCTTGCAGACATGACAGAGCGCCGTCAGAGAGAAATCTTTGAGGCGCTTGATGAGAATAGCACGCGGGATGCGAGTGAGGCCAACTTAAGTCAAGTTGACTTAGGGTTGGGCAAGATGATTATCGGTCAGCGCAACCTTGCCGCGCAGTCGTACAATCAGGAGCGATACGGCGGGAAAAGCCAGCAGCAGATCAACATTAATATTGGTGATTTTCATTTGGATGCGCTGCGTAAGGTTAAGGTGATTGACCATGAGTAATCTTGCAGAAAACACAATGATTGACTTTGTGAAGCGGTATCGCAAGAAACCCGCTTTATTTGTGCAGGAAGTTCTTGGCGTAGAACCACTGCCGTACCAAGCGGAATTTTTGGAAGCGATTGCGTCGGGCGAACGCAAGATAAGCATTCGGTCTGGTCATGGTACTGGTAAGTCTACAGCAGCATCGTGGGCAATGCTATGGTACTTTCTGATGCATTACCCAAATAAAGTTGTTGTAACCGCGCCTACGTCTAGTCAGTTATTTGACGCATTGTTTGCGGAGCTTAAGCGGTGGATAAATGAGTTGCCAGAAGGCTTGCATAGCGTGTTGAACGTTAAGTCAGACCGTGTTGAGCATATGTCGGCAATGAGTGAGATGTTTATATCGGCTAGAACGTCACGTGCAGAAACGCCTGAAGCTTTGGCTGGTGTTCACTCTGAGCATGTTATGTTGGTTGTGGATGAGGCGTCTGGTGTGCCTGAGCAGGTGTTTGAGGCTGCGGCTGGGTCTATGTCGGGTCACAGCGCGACGACGATTATGTTGTCTAACCCTACGCGTTCTAGTGGTACGTTCTTTGAAAGTCAGACTAGAATGGCAGATAGCTGGTGGACGCGCCGTTGGTCTTGCGTAGATAGTCCTTTGGTCAGCGATGAGTTTGTCGAGGAAATGCGCCTGCGCTACGGTGAGGAAAGTAATGCGTTTCGCATTCGTGTTCTTGGTGAGTTTCCGCTTGCAGACGATGACACGATTATCCCGTATCACCTTGTAGAGAATGCCACGCACCGTGATGTGCAGATTGATGAAGATACGAAGCCTGTCTGGGGTTTGGATGTTGCGCGGTTTGGGACTGACAAGACTGCGCTGTGTAAGCGTCAGGGTCCGATTGTGACTGAGATTATGGCGTGGCAGGGGTTGGATTTGATGCAGACTGTTGGTCGTGTTGTTGCTGAGTATGAGGCTTTACCCCCCTCCCGTCAGCCTCAGCAGATACTGGTAGATAGCATTGGCGTTGGCTCTGGCGTTGTGGATCGCTTGAATGAGATTGGCCTGCCTGTGCGTGGTATTAACGTGGCGGAAGCCCCCAGCATGGGTGATACCTATTTAAATTTGCGGTCTGAGTTGTGGTTTAAGACCAAGGGTTGGCTTGAGGATCGTAGCTGTAAACTGCCGAAAAACGACAAACTCATCGCAGAGTTGACCAGTATTAGGTACAGCTTTACTTCTAGTGGTAAAATGAAGGCTGAAAGTAAGGATGAGATGCGAAAGCGCGGTTTGACCTCGCCTGACTTGGCTGATGCCCTTTGTTTGACGATGGCAAGTGACGCTGCAACTGCGTTATCTGGGTCATTTGGTAGCTGGCGGGGCGAGATACGAAGGAATTTGCGTGGTTTGGCATAATGTGCTAGGTTTGGCGTAACTGTTTAGCGGAGGTTTAGTTATGGCTTATGGCAGTAAGAAAATGGGCGGCAAAAAGATGGG